GCCATCTTCCAGAAGTTTAATCTTCTGGCGCTGTGCCCGCATGGTCCGCTCCATCTTCCGTTGCTGCTGCAGAGCCTCATAGGTAGTGTACTGCTTGCCATTGTATTCCTTTGGCGCGTTCTCCTGCTCCAGCATCGCTTCCAGTTGATCATCCGTGTAGGTTCTTACCGATCCCGGCGGGAATGGCCGGTAATCATGGTAACAGTTCCAGCCACACAGTCCAGGCCCGGTACCGAGCCCGCACACAGACTGCAGCTGTTCCATACTCCACATTTTGCCCTGCCACGGCTGATGGGACGGACGCGCTCCTACATGGTAGGTCACCTCATACATATCCGTATGAAGTTCTGCAGCAACCTGTTCATTGATCTTTCCCTGCACCTGTCGGAAACCGGTCAGCACTGCTCGTCTGACGGCCACATCTACCCGGTCGCTGTGCCCAGATTCGTAATCGATATACCGCAGGCCGGAATTTGTCAGTGTCGCAACCGTGCGCTTCAAGACCATATTGTAATCAAACGCTCCGGAATGAATGTCCGCCACCGCATTGTCCAGCGTAGTCCGGTAAAAGCTCATCACCGACGAATACTTAATCAGCCCATCTGCTCCACGGATTGCAAAGCCCATTGAACCGGTCAGATTCTGATATTCCCCGCGAAGCTGCAGCTTCATTGCTTCAACTGTCCGCTGCAATGCCTCATTTTCTTCATACGGGATCTGCTGCACGCCTGCAATCTCATAAGCATGCGCATGACCATAATACTCCTCATAGACCTCATCTGAAAAAATACGTTCCAGCTCTTCATCGCTGGCTCCAAGTGCATCCTGAATCAGCTGTCTGATCGTCTGCTCTGACTCGCCAAGCTGCTTCAAGCGGCTAATCTGCCAGTCTGCAGATGCTGTGACAAATCCATTCTCCTTAATCCGGCGGATGATATCCTGCATGATCCGGCTCTCCAGACGTGAAAAGATATTCTGGGTCTTTACTGTGAGCTTCTCGATTTCACCCTGTGTCATTCAATCACCGCATTCTCTGGCTGCTGCACTGCTGCCTTTGCTTTTTCCTCGGTTTCGCCATAATACTTTGCACGGTACTCCCATAGAGCCATAGCACCCATACTCACATCCTGACGATCAGACTGTCGTTCCGCTTGCTTATCCTCGATAATGGAATCATCAAAGTCTATCGTCATCTCAGCATCCGGATTCAGCGGCTCGCCAAGCACAATTCCAAGCCGGATAATGATCCGTACCAACTGCTTCAGAACATTCTCGAGAATAATCTCATGCTTTTTAATCATGCGATACATGTCTGAGTTTTCAGATATGACTTCCGTAGCCGTCTTCACACCTGAACTGTCGAATTTATAGCGCTCCGTTCCAAAGCCGCATTTCAGTGAAAGGTAGTTCAGATCATCGTTGATAGCTTTGCTGTGCTGATCGGCCCGCAGATCCATGTTTATCTCTTTGATCAGCCCTTCCTGACTATTATCATAATCATCCGGCAGCTGATAGAACACCGTGTCCTCCGGATCAAATGCTGGTGAGCCATCCGCATTCTTCAGCAGCTCCGGAGCAACAAAAATCCGCTTCCGGCCAAGATCAAATTCATTCGAATAGGAATCGTATTCGATGTCCAGCTTTTTCAGGACATCGATGGCGTTTGCATAGATGGCTATTCCCATTGGATTGCTGCTATCTTCATCCGCATTATTTACGATATTCAGCCGGTCGATCACAAACTGTGGTTCCGGCGATCCTGTCTCGACCCGTGCGAATAAGGTCTGAAATGGCTTAAGATGTTTCCATTCCGCTTCTGTGAGCTCCTTTCCCTCACGGCTTCCCGCCTGGCATTCCAGAACGGTATTCTCAATGATGTACTGCCCCTGATGCAGCCGATGAATCTGTATCTGGACGTATTTCTTACGGGCTACTGTCTTTGTAAAAGTGAATGCACACTCCGTGACCCGTCCATTGCTCCAGCTGATCGGGAAGACATTGGATGCGCTCACATAATCAATGCCAATCTTGCCTGACAGGATCGTGCCATCTTCTGTGGCCTCTGCATCGTACAAATACGGAATATAGGCCACCGTGCCGGAATACGCCTTCCGCTCCTGGTAGTCATTTCCAAGTACAAGGAACTGGTTCTCTCTCAGCACCTCATTTACATAATCCCCCGTCGTCTCATCCGACAGTGTGATCTGTACGCGCTCATTCAGCAGAAGATCAGCAATATCCTCAGACAACTTCTTTGCCATTCCCAGGCTTTTTCTCTGCTTTCTCGCATAAGTTCCTTTTCCACTATAAACCCTGTAGAATGTGAAGTTCCGGACCCTTCCTTTGTACCAGCTCTCCCACAGAGCAATCATCCGATAAAACGACTGATCAACGGTATCAATTCCGCGCCGCTGGAAATAGCTGAAAATATCCATTTTCGTCCTCGACCTCCTTCCGCATAATATCCGTTATAGGCACTTCTTCTGTCTCAGCCGGAAGCCAGTGCCTGATCTGCTTCCACGCCGTCATTACCGCATAGCGAAGTGCATCACAGGCATGATCGTTCTCCTTGATCGGCACTTCTTTTCCTTTTTCTATCGACTTTTTGTCATATTCATAAATTCCAAGCTCCCCGATCAGATTCTCCTGATCAGGTGAAATGCTCAGGATCTCAAAAGCGAAAGCTTTTTGCACCCGACTGATTCCAAGTGCAACATCATTCTCCGCATCCCGGATCAGCACCTGATAATCTAGACCGATTCTGGTCGCCCGACGGATCTCCTCCTGCAGTCCCTTTGCCGACGGATCCAGGCATACATAAAATACCTTTATCCGGAACCGCTCATGCAGCTCTTCCATAAACGTCACCAAATCGTGAGCATATTCTGACGGGCTGCGCTGCGTCCCCGATTCCCGGCCGCTGTGGTAATACTCGCCCAGCCCTGGAAACTTGCGCCGATATGTATCAAGCCCAAACGCCTGATAGGTCGTTGCGTTCTGCTGGCCATAGTCGCCACCGATATATGCCCGTTCATAGCCGCGCCCCTCTTCCGGTTTGCTCCGGTGCCGGTCCGAGAACATGTAGTAGATCAGCTCATCTACACCAACCGGCTCTCCGAGCCATGTCCAACGGTACATCTTTGGATCCACCGCTTTCATTGCCTCTGCAGAATCAATCAGATCCTGCCCCAGCCATCTGACCGGCACATCCCGGTAATCTGTATGGATGTGGATGCAGTCCGGACGCTGCTCCATTTTCTTGCACCACAGGTTAACTGGCGCATTCGGATTCTTCGGTGGGTTATACAGATAAATCATCTGGAACCCTGCTGTATTTCCTCTGACAAACGTCGCCTCGATGTTAGCCAGCTCATCCTCACCTTCTCCATCCTCAAAGAACTCAGTTAGCTCATCAAGCACAACCAGCTTGATCGGTTTGTCTTCGTCAATGATGCCCTTCGTGTCATCGATGCCATCGGATCCGGAAAAATAAATGGTCGTGTTGTACTTTTTATACGTGATCTCCATCGGACTCTTAGTGATGTAAAACCGACTTTTTGGAACCTGCAGCCTGTTGATGCCTCGGAGCATCTCCTTGTAGACGGTCTTCCGCAGTTTATTATGATGCTTACGAAGGACCACCGCCGATCCGTGTGGATCCGCTATGATCTGATAATCCGTTCGGATCGCTGCATAGCTGGATTTTGTACCGGCACGGCCAGATGTCAGAATAATATGTTTATGCTGTTTATCATTGAATATCGGCAGATATTTCGGGATCACAATGTCCGATATCCGCACCTGCTTTTTGGTCTGCGTCATTGATAATCTCTACACCATCCTCATCTGACTCCGGAGATACATTCGCCAGGCGTTCAGTCTGCGCCCGGATCTGATCGATGCGAGCACGCTGCTCCTCAGTCGCTACCGCCCAGTCTTTATGCAGCATCTCATCATACTGCCGGATCAGCGCCCGCAGCTCACTCTGTGCACGGGCCTGCGCCTTCATAAACTCGTTTTGTTTATCCCACGCCTGCTGTACTTCCCATTTCTCGCCAATGACATTTCCGTCTTTCTCCTCGATCTTTTCAATCGTCTTATCCTGCTGGTCTTTCACGTAGGCGATCCGCTGCGCTCGGATGATAGCCGCATAAGCGATCTGGATCTGATGCCAGAGCAGCTCCAGCGGGTCAGCCTGTTCGATGGCAGAAAAAATCTCCCGGGTTTCCTCCGGGAGATACTTAGAGAAGAATCCATACTTCTCAGCATTTTTATTCTGGTTCGGCGCCCCTCCGCTGTGTCCAACAGCATTTTTATTGTTCGGCTGACCACCTTTTTTTCTTTTCGAACGTTCGCTCTTTTTATCCGAACGTTCGCTATCCCATTTGTGAGTACACTTCCATCGCCGGACCGTGCCCTCCGGCAGATTCAGTTGACTTGCAATCTCAACCAACTTCTGCCCCCGCAGATACATCTCTTTCGCCTGCTCTATTCTCTTGTCCGGCGCTCTGGCCATGTCTTGTCACCTCTTATTCGTATTATTTCGGAGACAGCAAAAGCAGCCCCGAAGGGCTGCCCGCTATTCTAATATTCTTGAGGCAGCAGCAGACTAGCCGCGATACTTGCAATTACTGCGTGCATCGTTATAAGAAATTTATTAGTCAGCATACGCATCACCTTCCTTAACGAAGTCAAAATGTCGCTCATAGTTACTGGCGACGAACAGATAGTATGTAAAATACTGTCTACGACAATCAAGATTATTGCTAGCCATACGCTGCGCCTGGAGCTTGCTCCCTCAAAAATACTAGAAATTTTATTATATCACAAATCGTCTATTTGTCAAGTACTACAAAACGCCCTGCGTTTCCACAGGACGTTTCGAAAAATATGGAGGCAATACTGACTGATCAGAACGCCCGGATTCGAACCGGCGGCTCGTTTTTACGGCTCATGCTCCCTCCCATCGGAGAGGCGTTCTGCCAGCTGCCGGTATCTTGCCGCCCGGCAGCCATAAAGCAAATAAAGGAGAAATATGAAAAGCAATTCATTCTGTCTGAAGCCTCAGC